CCACTGCGTTAATTGGCGTTAGAGCGGGTAAATTCATTGTGATGAAGGAATATGACTTCACACACGCAGTCGTGGTGGAAACCATCGTTTTTGTGGGTTTATGCCATACCTCAATGGTTGCCGTTGACACACCTTCAAAATCCACGAACGATGTGAATGTAACTGATGTGGATGTGTTATTGATGTGCATACCTATAAAACGCAATTCTAACTTTTTGTTACAAAAGAAAACCCCCACCGATTTGGTGAGGGTCATCAAACTATAAAACTGAAATCAAATTAAGCCGCAGTGACAATGGTAATTACGCTTCCCAATTCAGCATAATTGTCCGCATCTACTGCCATCGGAGGGTTTGGTTCGCTTGACATGAAAGTCAAAGTATTCAAACGAGCATCACCCATTTGCACACCCCATGAAGATGTTCCGCCATTGGCATCACAACCCAAAGTTGCACCAATCAACCAAAATTGGTCGTTTCTATCCCACACGATGATTTGCCATCTACCTTGTGTCAAAACCTTCAATTGATCCATATCAGAATCGCCCGTTACTGGGGTTTTCCCGCTTGGTTTGAATGACAAAGTAAAGGTGGTTTCGTATGCAGATGTTCCGTTATCGCGTGATGCAATAACCGCAGTTTCAATGGTAGACAAACCTTTCAACTCCCAAAAGTAACCCGACAATTTTACGGGTGGAGTTGCACCATTATTCAATTGAGTTACTAAACCGCTTCCATCAGTTGTGATTGCGTTTGCAAATTCAAAGGGTACGAAGAACGCACCTTTGATACCGCCCACAAACTGCTTACATGGTTCGTATCTTCCTAATAAAGTTCCACAAGTTGGCATATTTTTCTATTTTGTTGGTTAAAAAAAAGGGGCGGGTGTTTACGCCCACCCCGTGTTTATATTGTTCCTATAAAATTAGGTTACATTAATTACAACTTGTTGAGTTGGGTTGGTAGCGATGATACCACCAGTGAAACGCATGATTACACGCACATTCTGTGAACCATCAATATCACTCATGTCAATCACCTTAACCTCGTTGTAGTCGCTCAACAAACCAGTTCCAAAGTGCAAATCTGACTTCATACCCAATACACAGTCGTAATCGTTAAGACCAGGACACATGGTTACGGGGATACCTTGGAAGTTCATTGGCTTTTCACCAACATAGAATTGGAAGTTGTAGTTACCAGCAGACAAAGCGGCTTGGTATGCTTTCATGGTAGATGGTCCAACATAGTATTGGTATCCTTCTTTGCCATACAATGCAGCGGGTGAGTAATCCAATGCTTCTTGCAAACGAGCAACAACATTTGATCCAGTAGTTGCACCACTGAAAGGACGAACGATTGCAGAGTTGTCAATCAAATAACCAACCATACCATCTTGACCAGGAACCAATGCGGAATCATACCACAAATTTGATTTCCAAATACCCAATTCGTTTGCTTGTGCTACTTCAGCGGCGGTTTGTGCCAACATGAATTCTTCGAAAGTTGCAGGCAATTTCTCAAATGCGCTGAAACCCGCTTGTGCTGCTTCCCAAGTTGTACGCAATTGGTTCTTACAAAGTTGTAAGTTTACTTGCTTTTCGATGGTAGTCAACACATATTCACCCAAAGTTACTGATGAAGAATCAGTGAAATCACAAGTTGCATCGGCAATGGTGATTGAATCTTGGTAGTTACGGATAACTTCTTTGAAAGCCACATTTGGGTGCAATGTGATAAGTTCTTTTGCCAAGGTCTCGCCTGACAACAACGCAGCCGCAATGTATTTGTTACCAAATAAACCCGCGTAGGTATTTGGAGATACTGTTGGGCCACTCAAATTGATTTTGTTTAATTTATTGTTCATTTTAGTGGTTTAGTTAAAAAGTTGGTCGAATACTCGGTCTTTAATTGTCTTTTCACGCTTGCTTGAAATGTGAAAATTCATTTTGCTTGTGGTTGTTGCTTCTGGGTTGAATGGAGTGTGTGGGGCGGGTTCAGTCGCCAATCTTTCTTCCAATTCAGCGTTCACGGCACTCAAAGCAGTTTTTTCCATTTCCAACGCTGACAAACGGGCTTCAAACTTGGCTTCAAGTTCTTTGATTTGTGCGCTGAAATAAGATTCTTCCATTTCGGTTTTAGATTTCACGGTTTTCTTTGGTTTCATTCCCATTTCTTCCTTGATTTCCTCTTTCATGATGTCGTCTTGGGCTTCAACTTCCTCAACGATTTCTTCCTCAACTTCGGCTTCTTTCTTTGCGATTTCAACGATTACTCCGTTTTCATCAACCTCAACGATGTTTCCATCTTCCATGGCGAATTCACCTGCGGGTGCGGGGATTTTACCATCTTCGGTTACGATAAAAATTGCTTGACCTACTTCAAAGGCATCCGCTTCAAAAATGGCTTGGCCATCTTCGGTTTTTACTTGTTCCAATTCCACGGCAACGGGTTCATTGATACCCAATTTTACCATGATGCGGTCCAAGATTGTTTCTGCGTTCATACTCATAAAACTTTATTTTTTTAGATTGTTAGATTTTTACAGTATTTTACTAAAACTGTTCAACGATTTTGCCAACTTGCTATATTGAGCAATCCCATTGGTTGCCTTATCGTAAATTTTACGCATTAAATCGGCTTGACCTTTTTGCTTGGCTCTTTCTGCCTGAACCATTGCGGTTCTTGATTGGCTTTGTATCTTTTCCAAATCTTTAACCGCGGTTTTGATTTGGCTTGCCATTGGCTGAATATCACTAGCGATTCGCTGAACGCCTTTACTCACTGAATCACCCATTGCAAGTGATTGTTTCAGTAATTTTTCAATTGCCTTAACATCAATTAATTCAATTCTGTACCCTTTAAGTTGCATATTATTTTGATTTTTTATATTCGGTTAAAATTGCCACCACTTCATCAAGTAATGATGGTTGTTTACTCATCTTCATTTTGTCCGCAAAATAACCTTCAATGCTGAATCCCTTAAACTTGCCATCCTTGGCATCGTTCCACACATCATCGTTCGTGATTTTCAAACAACCCATCCATGTGCCAATCGGATCGTTCATCCCATAGATGGCCGATTTGTCCTTTTCCATATCTTCCTTAATCCAAGTTTCAACCATGCACACACCTTGTACTGACAATTCGTGTTCAATAGTGGCGTTGCCTTGATTGCCCTTCATCAAAAACATCTGTGATGCCTTGCGAACGGTATCCTTGGAAAAGTAAATGTAAAATTCATCCATAGCCCCATCCACAATTTGTTTGCGGTATATGGGTTTATCTGGAATTAATATCGGACCCATTAAGATGCGTTTTTCTGCATCCACTTTGGCAAACTTTACTTCATGGGATTTCAACGCAACAAAATTGGATTCAATGGCGGGTGCTTCCACGATGCTTATCGCATCAATGCCACTTGCCATTTGTTGTTCATCCAATATAAGTTCAACGATTCTCATTAGAAACCGATGTTTACATTTTTCAATTGCGCCATGGCTTTATCGGCACGGGCAATATCTTTTGTGAATGTGTTTACCCAATTTGAAAATGCTTTGATGGTTCTTTCATCACCCAAAACCTTTGCGGATTCAAAACCCGTTTTGGCTTGTTTCAAACCTTCCAAATTCAACTTTTTTGATTTTTCCAATCTATCCATGGCGTTTGACACTTCTTTTTGAATAACCAAAAGTGTTCCCGCTTCCATGTTCAAATTTACCAACTCATCCAACAACCCTAATTCAACTTTCATTGGGTTATTAATGTTTGATGCCATGAATTTGTGAAATGATGTTTTCATATTCTATATAACGATTTATCCTGGGAATGTTGCGTTTTGTTGGATTCTGCGGTCAAGGGCTTGTTGTGTACTCATGTCCGTTGCCACTGCATACGCCTTGATTGGCTTTTGGTTTTGTTGTGCCAATGACCTTGCTATCTGCGCTGATGGGTCGGCTGAACCACCCACGATTGAAACACTTGGTCCGCTTGGTGTTGCCGATGCGGTATCACTTGAACCTGGCACGGGCGTTGATGTCATTTTACGAACATTTGCAAAACCCGCTGCGATGATGGCCGCTGCGTTAATATAACCCACGGGAGTTCCCGCACCCGCTGCCAATGCTTTTGTTGCACCCGCATAAGTGTCAATGATTGCACCCGCAACCGCCAATGTCTTTGCCGTGGCCGTTTCTTCACCAACGGCATTTCCCAACGCTGACAATGCGTTTGATGTAGCATCCATGATTGCCATTTTTGCATCAAATTCCTTTTGTGCCAAATCCTTCTTTTTGGCTTCTTCATCCTTGGCAATGTCGATTCGCTTGTTTGCCAATTGTTGTTCCAATTCGGTTGTGGATTGCCCATTATCCTTTCGGGCTTGGATTTGGTTTTGCAACCTTTCCAATTCCAATTTGGTCAACGCATCTTGCAATTCCTTTTCGTTGGTTAAGGTTTGTGACAACCTCAATTGTTCTTTGGCGTATTGGTCATCAATGAACTTGGCTTCATCCTCGGCGGATTTTTCCATGAACGCCTTTAATTCTTCGTCTGCCTTTTTCTTGTCATCCAACTTTTTCTTTTCGGCATCTGTTGCGATTTGTGTCAACTTGATTTGGTTGGCTTCTTCCGCTTCTTGAATCAATCGGTCTTTTTCCGCCTTGGTGTATTTGCCCCGTGCAATTTCCCGCTTGGCGTTATCCAAATCGAACTCGGCTTGTTTCTTTGCCTTTTCTTCTTCGTCTTGAATGGAATCAATGATGTTCTTTCTGTCGGCTTCACGGATTTTGTCCGATGCTTCACGCCTTTGTGATGCGTATTCTTTTTGCTTTTCAACCAGTTCTTTTTGGCGATCCGCTTCCGCTTTTGCCATTTCCTTTTTGCGTTCTTCTTCTTCCCTATCAAGTTTTTTGGCTTCACGATTGAACAACCTTCGTTTGGCTGCCAATTCCGTTTCTGCGTTTTGGGTTGCAACAACGGCATCACTGATTGCCTTTTTGGATTCCTCGGTTTGTCCGTTTAACTTTTGGTCTAAACGGGCTGCGGCTAACCTATCTTGTGCAAACTTCAATTCATTCGCTGCCAAATCGGTTTCGCTTTTGCGCACTTGTTCTAACGCCTTTTGTCTGTCGGCCAATGATGCGTTTGAATCCGATAACAATTCACGGGCTTGTGCCAATTCCTTGTTCCCTTTTGCACGGGCTTCATTCAATGCCAATTCCCTATCCTCTAATTCATCTTGCATATCGGCAAGTTTACGCCCTTCGGATGCAGCCGTTCCAAACAAACCCGCCACCAATTCCAAACCATTTGCCAAGCCATCAACAAGCAATGTGGCAAACCCTGAAACGGCTTGAATGATTGGGTTCAATATAGCCCCGAAAATGGATGTAACACGGGCAAGTGCGTCCATCCCTTCTTCACTCTTTGTTAGCGCAGCACGAAGCCCCGCAAAGATACCCACAAGCGCAGCCAATATCGCACCAAGCGGGTTGGCTACCAATGCCATCATTGATTTACCTACGCCCGTAAATGCGGATGCAGTTCGTCCCAATGAACCTGGCAATTCGCCAAACTTATCACTCATGTCGGATAACTTGGATGTCAAACCCGATGCCGCTTGTTTGGCCTTGTTGGTGAACTTGGTAAACGAGGATTCCGCGTTGGTGACCTCGGTGGTGTCCACCTTTACTTTATAATCTAATTCTTCCGCCATGACTTAATTTTTCTTTTGTATTGTTTTGCAACTTGCGTTAATGTTTGGTTGTATTGGTTCTTTCCTTTGGCGATTTCCACCGTGTCGGATACCCCGTACCATTCTTGTGATTGTAAAAGTTGAATTATCTGCGTTATCATTTTTTAAGTACTAAAAAGTTTGCTTTTTGAATTACGATTGTATGGCTTCCACCCGTTACATTTTTCCAAACAAATGTCACTTCATCCGTAGGGGCTAAATCCAAAATGGTTTCCATGTTCACACTATGGTGGTTGGAATCGGTCAATCCATAAGCGCTTGTTTCAACACCATTAATTTGTATTTCAAACTCAATTTGTTTGTTCCCACTTTGCCCAAATGCACACATGGCCGTGAACTTGTATTGGCCACCTTCTGTGCAAACATACTTTGCCAAAGACATATTGGATGTGATGTTGTCAACATAACCAATTGATACTTCACTTTCCATTGGAATCGGATCCCATATTGTCGAATCTGTGGTTCGTGATATTGCGGAATCACGATACATGGTAACTTGGTTGAATTGCAAAATGGCTTGCATGTTGTCCACTTGCTGAACCAAACTAAACACATTGTTTTTGTTGTAGTCCGTATCTTGGTTGGTATCCAAATAATCTTGGTTGTTATACCGATACGAATTCATGATACCCTTTGCAACCGAATAGTCCTTCAAATAAGTTTCGCCAAATGGCGTTGCCGTTGGGTTGGTGAAATCGGGCTTTTGACCAGTGGTTGTGAACCTCATGATATTCACATCGGGGTATGTCACCAATTCCAAGTTTGCAACCTCCGTTAACATATCGTATTGGATTGATTGCACTTTGTAGTAATTGGATGAAATGGCGATGGTGTCGTTCAATTCAAGGTTTAACCATTCACCTACGGGTAGTATTGCAGTCATTTTAACAACCCTTGATTGCGTTGAATACATACGGGATAGGTATTCGGTCCAATACATATCGTACATGGTCTTTGTGGGCGCATCACCACGCAATGACAATTCCAATCCAAAGGCGTTTGAATAAGTTGTTGACAAAGTTGGATATTCCGAATACGCAGTCATTAACGGCATAACGATTTGAATCGCATTGTTGAAATACCACACATCGGATACGGATTGTTTACCCCCGTAGTAAAATAATGTGTAATCTTGTTGCACTGGCTTGGAATCAGAATCCAAAAACACGGGAATGTTCAATTCCGTTTTGCGTACAATTTGCCCATTGTTGTTTATCTCATTCATTGCTTGTGGGCAAATGATGTGAAATGGTGTTTCAACATTAAATTCATCTGTTGGGTAATCAATTAAGGGCATGGTTTTAATACTTCCAAATTCCCTTTTATTGATTTGCTTATAGTACGCATTTGCCAAACAAGTTGATTCCTGATGCGTGAATGAAATGTGGCGTGGGATTGGAATTTTATCGTGCTGAATATCCTTCACATCCACAAATCGTGTCCAATTTCGTGTTGTTCCCGTTGCTAACCAATCTTGAAGGTTGTGAATCTCAATTGTGGTTTCACCCGTGGGTACTAATATGCAGTTGAAACCTTGCAAAACACCATTGACAAAGTCCTTAATGGGTTTTTGTGGCATTGCATCACCCATGAACACCGAATTGTTGTTAATCCCTTGTGGGGCTTTTGTGCAATCAAAATCCAAATTTGCACTCCATGTGCCAACGCAATTGTAAGCGATTTGTACGGTATCACCCGCAGTCAATCGTCTTGTGTATGTGCTTGTTTGTAGTGTTGTTGTTGTATATGCCCCAGTGTCATCATCCGCACGGCCATTGAGCATAAAATAAAAAATAATACTCCTTGGTGTTGTGGCGGGTTGTGTTACATTAAAAGTCAAATCAAATTGGTAATTGCCCGTTCTGTTGGCTGTATAAATTCCCGTTGCGGGGTTATAGTTGCCCGATGGGTTTGATGTCACGGTTGGAAAGATAATTGGTTTCTTTGTCAATGCCCCCGCAGTCCATTGCGTGCAACTAAATCCAATAACATTCGATTCCAATGTACCTGGGCTTGTATATTCGGGATCGTACAACGGACCCGCAGTTTGCATTGGTAACACATACAAATCATCCATTTCAGGTCGTGTCAAAAACGAACCACTCAATGTTAAATCAATTTCGGCAAATACCGTGGTGAGCATTGCCCTCAATCTAATTGCGGGGCGTAAATCATCAACTTCAACACCCCTTGGTTTTAATATGTTGCCATTGACACCACTCATTTTGGAATACCGCCATTGTTGGTTGTAATCTGCAATTGGCCACAATATGTCACCACTGAACAAAGTTTGATTCCATGAATTGATAACCGTGGTTGCGTCTACGATATTATTGTAATCACTCCAATCTACTTCGTTCATCAAGGTTTCACCCCACGCATCCAATATCTTTTTGGTAGTGCCATAAAAAATGATGTTGTAAAGTTGTGGCAATCCGTCTTTGAACTTGCACCCAATCAACTCAACCCTACCTTCAAACACGGGCAAACCATGGATGAAGATTGTGCCATCTTTTCCCAAATTGGGATTCCATGCACCCATCACCATGTTTTCATCAAACCAGTTTTCAAATATGGCGTTGTTTGTTTCTGATGCGGGGATTTGGAAATCCTTGGTGTAATCTGTCCACACTGTGGAAAGGTTCATCAAGTCCTTTAACTGCCTTGTAAGCGGAATGGATTCATCGTTGAATAGGTCAACGGGTGTGCCGTCAATTTGTAAACTGAACCTTATCATCGTACCATTTTATTAATCTTCGGTTGGTTGTACTCCAATTGAATCGTGTACAAAATCAACTTTTCGTTCACCCTTGTTTTGCGTTCAAAGGCGGTGTCCATCACCCGTGCGGACAATACTGCGCTACCATCCAACATGAGAATGTTTGTGGAATAAAACATTTGTTCAACCACCTCAACATCGTTTTCACTTATCCAATCCGTGTTCACTGTCATGGTTTCAACTGAATTGGTTAAATATGGTGTTGTAATTCCCACCCCGTATGTCCATGCTTCGGCCATGTCCGTTTGTTTGAATATGGGTTGTTCGTATCTTTCTTTGGTTACTGCAAATGTGGATTTGTAAACACCATTGAAAAGGAACGAATCGTAAACCCCGTATTTGTTCAAGAATAAAACATCTTGTTGTCCGTACTTATTCTCGCACACAAAATCCACGGGAATGACAATGTCATCACCCGCCTTTACAAAAGTGATGTTGATGTCTGCACCCCATGTTCCACCCGCAGTGATTAGTTGCTTTAATTCAATGCCTTGAATGAGTTGATCCGAACCAGTCACCGTGTTTGGCGTAATGGTTGCACTTCCACACACAATGGATGTAATCACACTTGCATCGTACCATAGATACGCGGTTGGTGTGGCCGTGGTCAATGTAACCTTTGATTTGTCCGTGAACACATATTTGGTTGGATAACCTTGGTTGAATCCTTCCGCAGTGTAAGCGTATCCCGCAGATGCCAAACACACATTGCTTGTAACATAACTTGTGAATGTTAATGTCGTTCCAACATAGTATGCACCCCGTACCTTTACGGCAAATCGTTTTGCACCGCTTCCGATGTTTGGTTTGTAAGTTCCATTGATTAAAAAATCACGGGTCACTTCTTGTTGCACCAATTTGTGAATGTCAATCCATCCACGCCCACTTCCGTATTGGTCGGGTTTTCTGTTGATGGTCCAATTTGGTGTTGCGGGAATTGTTGCCGTGCCACTCCACACATATACATCACACTGATAATAGAATTTTGTGGATGTATAAAGTGCATCGTAAAATTGATACATGATTGGGGAATTACATCCCACTATTGATTCTGGTTGTTGATTAAAATTCATCGCTTAAATCTGTTTTTAATATCTTGTGCCATTGCTTTTGTCAACGCCTTGTTGAATGATGGTAGTATCTCGGTTCGTGCCATTGTCACAAACGGAAACGGCTCAATGCCAAAGTGTTTTATCTTTCTGTTCATGGCAAACCGCATACCCTCCGCAGTTGCTTTGGATTTGAATTTACCAGTTGACAAATCACGCGGTTGGATGCGTTTCATCTTTGTCCAATTACGCATTGAATCAAGTGGTATGCCTTTACCTGGCTTTCTTCCGTTTTGCACATAATCACCCGTCTTGTTCATGGTGATGCCCAATGTCATTCCGTTTGGATTGGGTTGAATAGAGTTCACCAATTGGCCACTTGCCACATAGTTTCCACGGAATGTCTTTTTGGTAACTGAAATGGGTGTCCAACCTTCACCAACCTTTTTCCATTTGGCACGGATGGATGTGCGTGGTCTTTTTACCTCCAACATCATACGGGCGGAAACTGCCCATTTATTGGAATACTCCGCAACAACGGCTTCGCTATTCTTAAACGCAATCGCCATCAGTCACCCATGGGTTAATCAGTTCAATTCCAACTGTGATTTGATAACCACCCAATACCGTGTCCATTGTTTCCACGAAGGGTTGAAAAGTAATCGGGCGAATGTATTGCACTTGGTTGTAATAGTTCTGCTCGGTACGCCACAACCCTTTTGAAAAACGCACATACAAATCTTGAAGGATGTGTCCGTAGTTTTGATTCTCGGTGTATCCGTATTCCGAATACTCGGTGATAAGGTTTTCTTGTTCGTTTTCCGTTTTTAGAAAGTTCACACGATCCGCCACCATTACATTCATTTGAATGGTTGCCACTTGGTCTGTTAATGCCACAGATTGAATTGAACAGTGCATCAATGGAAATACCAAAAACGCCTTGAAATCAAGTTCGGTCAATGTACCATGGGAATAATTCCAACCTTCTTCGGTTGCAATATCCTTCATCAACTCAAATGCCGTGCCTATATGGTTATTGTTCATTTTTTT